ACAGAGTTATCCATTACAGGTAGTAATGGTGTGCTTACGTTGTCTGTTGTTGATAGTAAGAATGCCACTTCTAATGTATACTCTATCGACGTAGTTGGTGACTTTGACACTACTGCGACATTTAACTTCATTGTAACAATTTCTAATCTTAAACTGATCCCAGGTAATTATGAAGTTTCTATCTCATCAAAGAACATCTCACTATTCAGTTGTGCCGAACTTGGTATCTCTTACTGGATTGCATTCGAAAAATCATCAACATACGGAGCTTAAATTATGAGCAAGACTACACATACCCCAACCCCTACGACAGACGAGCATGCTCAGGCATATAGCCTGATGGCTCAAATTGGACGCAGTACAGTCGCAGTTATTGACGCTATTGTGCAACGTGGCGGATTTCGTGGAGAAGAGCTTTCTACAATCGGCACATTGCGTGATCAATCTATTCAAGCTATCTCTTTGTCTGAAGCATATGAAGCGAAGGGAAGCAAGTCGTAAACTAGAGGTTTACAACCACTCCAATATACTATACAATGAATTAACTTGATCATGGAGAATGTGAATGTCTAAAGACTTTTTATGGGTAGAAAAGTATCGCCCAACGACTATTAACGCTACTATCTTGCCTAAAGATTTGAAAGATACTTTCCAAGGTATCGTTGAATCTGGTGAAGTGCCTAATATGCTATTCACTGGTACAGCGGGACTTGGTAAGACAACCGTAGCCAAAGCACTATGTAATGAACTAGACTTGGATTACATTTTAGTTAATGGATCCGAAGAAGGTAACATTGAAACCTTGCGTGGTAAGATTAAGCAGTTTGCTTCGTCTGTATCATTGCAAGGTGGCTACAAGGTGGTTATCCTTGATGAGGCTGACTATCTAAATCCACAGTCTACGCAACCAGCATTGCGTGGCTTTATTGAAGAGTTCTCGAACAATTGTCGGTTTATTCTGACATGTAACTTCAAGAACCGTATTATCGAACCACTCCACTCACGGTGTGGCGTCTATGAATTCAACACGTCTAAGAAGCAGATGGCTACACTAGCTGAAGGTTTCTTAGGTCGTCTTGGCACAATTCTTAATTCAGAAGGTGTAACCTATGAAACAAAAGATGCGGCAGAGATCATCCTTAAACACGCCCCCGACTGGCGAAGGATTCTTAATGAAGCACAACGTTCTGGAACGAGTGGGCACTTGGTTATTAGTAATCGGATGGTGGGCACTAGTAGTCAGTATAATGATCTCTTAGGACATCTTAAAGATAAGAACTTTAAGAAGATGCGTACATGGGTTGTTAACAACATTGATGTTGATGCTTCTGCTATCTTTCGTGGTATATACGATGCTATGGGTGAAAAGGTTTCCCCCCAGTCAATTCCTCAACTAGTTCTAATCCTAGCCGATTATCAATATAAGAATGCCTTTGTCGCAGATCATGAGCTAAACGTTGTGGCTTGTATGACTGAGATCATGGCTAACGTGGAGTTTGTCTAATGTTAATATTATACACCAAGGATAAGTGCGTTTATTGCCA